GGGGCACACCCCCTACGTGTATATTTTACCAAACTAGATTATGATTGGCCTCTGTTAATGTGGCACTATGTGCTACTTGACACACCATCTGCTTGAAAGTTTAATTGTATAATGAATATGACATGCATGGGTTTCGGCCCATACCGGTATTCTGTCTTACTTTTAAATTGTTTGAAGTTCACCGAAGTGTAGTCACTGTGAAACACCATACACACTTCAAATTCGTGTGCGATGCTTTTAGTCGATTCAAGAAATCACCTCTTCTGCTATTCTAGAGTAAAAGATTAGCAACCTACCAAACCAAAATTCATCTTCTTCTTCTCTACCATCATAGGATTAATATCCCTTTGAGATAGATCCTGAAATAACAAAAATAATGACAGTATGACTACGAACTGTCCCTGTTTTAGACATTATATAAACTGAATTTTGTTGTGGAGTGTGTTAAATACACAGTAGTAATTTTGTTAAGTACCGGGATACCAAACCGTGGAACAACATTTTTATGATGAAACAACATCTTTTAAGTAATTTGTGTTTACAGGAAACTTATCCTTGTTGCAAGTTGTCTTCTGGTAAAACTTTTAATTCTGAATGGGAACGCCCTTTCGGTTTTATTTTGTGTATCAAAATTGGAATATATTAGCAAGTTTTATACTTCGCGAATTATTCTGACTAGAACACCAATTGATGTGTTTGGCACATTAGTTGAGTAAGAGCGATACAGAGTTAAATTTGGCCAACCAAATTTCTGGAGTAGTACCCGCTACCCGGACTCAGAAGTTCACACCTACGGGCAGTGAATGGAGAGTAGTCGATTTGTCTGTTGGAGCGCACCTTAAGCCCACTCTATTCGTATGAGTGGACCAAAAGTCATGTTCGTGGCGGTTGGAGGATCCTGACCTACATGATGTAGACTTCTTGCTTGGATTTGTGATACGTAGCATCCCACTTTTGTTATATTGATTCTCTAATCAGTAAAGCTTAAGAACGCCCGATCGGACGCGCAGGGATACAGGATAATTTACTTTATAACCTACCTTTTGCTCAACAACTCGCTTACACACCGCAATGTCTTCCATTCGTGACCCGTCAACCTCAACATCTTCACACTCTGAAGCCACTTCTAACAATGAGGCTAATACTGAAATTGGTAGAGCCGAGCAACAAGAATTGGAAATCACAACACGTGATGATACAATCTTGATGCAGGCAAATGCCGTTGCAGCTGTTACTGACTCGTTAGACACGCTTCTCCGCCCATCTGTTGACAAGCTGGCTTGTCGGCGAATCATGTTACATGCACTTAACGTTCCACTGAACGTTAATGTAAATACAATTCTTCATCATTTTGATCCATTTGTACAATATTTTAATGCTACTTTGAACAAAAATTCATCTTTATCTTCATTTCGTGATGTATATTTTGATTTGAAGATAACAGTTACTGTGATTAGTTTACCTGCATATGCTGGATTTTTGCGATTCTTCTTTTCACGCTTTCATCAGCAACACTCAGAGGAGAACACCCGCATGGCGTATGAGCATTATGATCTAGATGTTTCCAACAAGGAATATTTAGAGTTCACTTTGACCATGGAATTGCCATATCGTGTTATGAACACTATTCATGCATCATTTTCATCTCATGGTGTTGGTAATCTTGTTGTTTACGCCCCGCTCCAAATTACAGCTCCACAAGCAGCGGGGTCAAATATACGCGTGGAAATTTATGGTGAACCCACAAATTTGCGCGTTTACAATTTGATCCCTCGTTTCCTCACCCCTCGCCTTCAAACTACTCTGCAACCCATGGAAGTTGGAATCGTTTCTGATATAACCATGCGAGAACCAGTTCAGAACACCATGGCCCCTGTTGAGATTGCTTCAAGATGGGGGTATGCCGGACGTTACACATTGCCATCCATTTTACCAACCAGCGCTTTAATCATGAACCTACCAATTGTACCTACTCATTTCCACCATACTCCGCTGTGTGAGGTCGCCAATGTATATTCTTTCTGGCGTGGCTCAATTAAGTTTCGCTTAACAATTAATTTGAACAAATTTCAGAATGTACAATTAGCCGTTTCCTTTCTGCCAAAGAGTGCTACAATGACTGACGCAGCTTATGATGCGTGTGCCTTTCAAGACTTTGTTTTTGATCAGACACATGTTCATGAGTTTGAAGTCGAGTATTCATCCGGGTCTCAATGGTTGCCAACTAAGGTATCTTCTGTTAACAACTCCGAGGGATTTGGTTCTATGCATGTATATATGCGTTCTCCTGTCATTTCTGTTGTCCCACCTGCCAACCAGGCTGCTATTCTTGTTGAAATAGCAGCTGGCAACACTTTTGAGGTGGCGCATCCACGTGATCATCTTGTCCCTCTGCCACAACCCGCAGTTGTACAAACATTGAATTCAGAATTTCCTCTTCGATCATTTCTGCCTCAACAAACCTCTATTCCGACGCCACACTTCCTGCCCTTGCTGGTTTTTTTAACACCTTCACTAAAAATAGGATTGTCCACGTTACACCGTTACTTGCACAAACTGGTGTCTTGAGTTTACTCCGCCGCTCACATGCGGCTTGGAGTGGAGCTTTGGAATTTATTGTTGAGTTTTTGGAAGACCATGGTGCATTGGAGATAAGGTACGACCCAATTGTCCGAAGTAACGCTGTATTCCAATTTTCTGAGACTGATGCTGCTCCTACAGCAGGTTATACTTTGTTTGCGAATGCGTCTGTGAATAGGATTTTCCGATTCAAAGTCCCATTTGTATCAATATATGACTATGTTGTGAGCACAATTTCTGATTACACACAAGCCTTGGATCTTGGGAGTGAGACTGGTGCTTTGTTTTTCCAAGGCAAGGCGCAGTTTAAGTTGTATATTAAGGCTGCAGACGATTTCAAAGTTTTGTTTTATAATTCTTTTCAGGGCTGGACTAAGAACGCTGATCCTTTTGATGCAGTGGCTACTCATGCACTGCAGCCCATTAATGACAAATCTACGTGGCATCATGCTAAGCCAGAGAGTGGCTGGGCTGACAAGTTAGGTATTGATTCATCTGGAATCAATGAGACTATTTCTGAAGTTCGCGATCTGGTGTCATCACTACGCCCGCTTGTCCATCTTGGAACAAACATCATGGATACTGTTATGTCATTGTTGGAGGGTCCTGGGAAAATCTTTGCAGCTGCATTCAATGTAGCTACTATGGGATTGGAGGGCCTAAAGACAATTGTACTTAACTTGCATACATTCATTTCTACGTTTCTTGAGGTTGTTACACCATCATACATATGGTCTTTCTTGAAGTCATCTGTTGCTGAGTCATTCACATCTACTGAGTTGTTGGTGCTGTATGGGACAGTTGTGGTAGCGGGTGCTTGCGCACTTGATATTACAAATCCGTCTTTTATAGTATTAGCGCTTGTCACGTTTGGTTTAGCTACACCATCATTGATAAATATCACCACACAAATTTCCGAGACTCTACTCTCAGAGGTGGCCGCCCCAGCTGTCAAGGCCTCTTTGAGAGTGGAAGCTTCTTCTACTTCCACCTGTGTTGTAACTATTTTGACTACATTGATTGGTTTGTTGATTCCTACCTCTAAGGGAACTGCGTTGCCAAAGCTAGGTTCTTTTGCGAAGGATTTTTCCGCTATTTTCTCTGGTGCAAAGGCCATGGATGAGATTGTCAGTTCACTTGTCTCTGTAATTATTTCATCTCCAGTTATTTCCTCTGCTCTTGGTTGTGATTTTCCCGGTGTGTCTTTGTTGTTGTCTGTGAATATTGAGGGTTTTGTAGATGAGATTAGGACTCTGATGTTAGATGATTTTTATAATAAGGGCATAACTTCTGAGATGATTGTTAATCAAGAACGCCTGACTAAGATTCGTCGTGAGATTGAGGCAAAGTTGCCAAAGGTTGATAAGACGAATTTCTTTTTCAATACCACTCTTCGTAAAGTGATGGATGAGCAGGAAAAGATGCACAAGCATGTCAAGGCACATCGAGGGCATGCACGTGAGAGATTCTCTCCTTTTTGCATGATGATACACGGAGAGACTCGAGTGGGTAAGAGCGTCCTAGCCGCTAGCCTGCAGGAGCAATTCTGCGAGCTGATGGACTGGGATATTGAGAATGATGTTTATACGCGCCAAAATAACGATAAGTACTTTTCTGGCTTAGGCCACCAAAAGATACTTTATATTGACGATGCGCATACTAACATCAACGCTGATGGGGCTGATTCTGATATGGCCACTATAATGTCTTTTGCTACCAATGCACCATGGGCTCCACCTATGGCAAGTTTGGAAGATAAGGGGCGTTGTGTGACTTCATTGATTGGTATGTTTGTGACGAACACACCTGGTGTTCCAACCTATGCTGGCATTCGAAACCCACAAGCTTACCTGGCGCGACGAAACCTTTTGATTAAGATGCGTTGGAAGGAGGGTCAGACAGTCCATTCATCTGACTTTACCCATGCTGAGTTTGTGCTGAATGATCCACTCGATCCTGATGGTATAATGTGTTTGGACAAGGATGGAAATTCTGTTAGAGAGGATGATCCAAATGTTCTAATTCTGACGTATGCTGAATTGTGGCAACTGTGTGCAACTCGTTTTGTAGAGCACATGGTGAAACAACGAAAGTTGCGGAGTGAACGGAGGACTGGCAATGGGATACCTGCTCCCATTGATGATGAGTTGCTGACTGCTGTTCGAAAGATGTGTGACAATTTTGATGATTTGGATGCTGTTCCATTGACTCAGTTTTTACCGAGTGCTAGGACTGAGGCCTCTACTGTTGGAGATATCTTGGGAGCAACTTTGCCAAGGTATGAAGCCATTTATGAGTTGTTTGCTGATAGGATTGAGAGTGCAGTAAACGACATATTTTATCTACCCTCTTTAGACACTTTTGTGTGGAGAGGGTTGAGAGAAGAAAATCGTGAGCTGTACTTTTCATTGCTGTCTGTTTCAACTGGTGAAAGGCAAGTGGATCACTTTGAGTTTATTGAGGAGTTGGCTTCAGTTATTGCATCTGTGGAAGACCCAAATGAACGATCTGATATGTATATGGCAATAGCACCTGAGTTTTTGCCACATGTTTATAGGCGGGTTGACAGGATTTTGAAGATTCGTGCTACAATGGATGAGTTTGCAACTATTGGTTCTAGATCCTTCTGGACCGAGTTGTCTAACTTTACAATTGCAATTCCGCGTTGGGTTAAGATGTTGTTGTTGGCTGGAACCACTGGTGGTTTCATATACTACATGCTGAGAAGTAAGAACCCTGTCACTCGCTTATCCGCCCCGCCCGTCGTTGTCCCTCCACAGTATGAGAAGACTACTTTTGCTTCAATGGCTATGCCAGTGAAGAAAGTGGTTTATCAAACTGTGGAATCATCATCTGACACAACCCCCCAATCAGAATCGCCCCAACTTCCTGTTTCATACCCACCACAATATGCAAAGGATTCAATAGCTTCATTGCAAATGCCATTGAAGAAGAAGGCTCCTTTACCTGTTCAGTATGAGAAAGTACCAATGCCATCATTTCAACTCCCTGTGAAGAAGACAGTTCTGACACCATTTGACCCTGCCCCTAAGGTTTTGCCACTTGAGAATCCACCACCGCTTGCTCGTCCGCAATCCGCTGCTGAGTTGGAGGAGGCCCAAAAGCAGATTGCTGATAAGGTTTGTTCAGTTTGGCGATCTGGCGCCATTCAAAACGGTTATTTGTTGGATGATAAGCACGTTCTTGTGAATAGACATTTTGTTTGTTGTGCTTATCCACCATTGGTTGTTGATGAATGTTACCAGTTTAAATACGAGGTTTCTGGTTCTGAGGTTACACAATGTTTCTTGGAGGAGAGGGTTATTAATGTGGAAAATTTGTGGCCTGTTGGTCATGAAGATTTCGTCATTATTAAGCTCCCTGTTCCATTACCTGGCGTGAAGAAAGGATGGGGACATCTGGTTACTGAGAGGGAATTGACGGCTCTATACCCCACTACTGGAATTTTGATTACGAGGAGCCCAAAGTTCAAGAGCATAATTCACAGTTTATACCCTGTCAAAAGAATGTTGCGTTCTGCAAAGGACACTTTCATTAATTTAGATGGGGCAATGAACGTTTTCAATCCTTCATCAATCTTCGTTGATGGGTTCACCTATCGTGCTGTCACTAGTGATGGTTCGTGTGGTGGTCCTTTGATTTTGGAGGGGACTGGAGGAAAGATATGTGGATTACATGGAGCTGGTTTTGTTACGCCCGACCGTTCTGGAGAATGTTTAGCACATTTGTTGTATAAAGAGATGATTGAAGAGGCCTTGCAAGAGAGGGGGAAGTTGTTCTACTGGAGCGATAACCCCAATTATGCAGAGCCTGCCCCTGTTTATTCTGGTCGCTTGGATGCTTTGAACGCTTTGTTTGTTCGCACCCAGGCTTGTATAGATGTTGAAAAGTTTGGTCTTGAAGTTGTAGGGACTACGGATATGACTATGGCTACCCGTGGTTCAATGAAAACTTCTTTTGTTGAGTCTCCTATCTCTAGATTTTTCCCTTTTGAACCATTCCGTGTTCCAGCTGTACTTACCCCCAATGACAAGCGTGTTCCATATCCATATGACCCCCGCCCTGACATTTTAGGTAAATATACCCGTCCCATCAAACCTCTCAATCACACGCGTTTGATGCGTGTAGTTGATCACCTTGCTACCCAATTGTCCGCGCTTTACCACCCCTATAAGCCACAAGGTCTATTGACATTCACACAGTCTGTAGATGGTGTACCTGGTGCTCCATTCTATGATTCCATCAACATGCATTCATCCCCCGGAATTCCATACTCTTTTCATGGTCACCATCGTAAAGCAAGTATGTTCACCATTGAGGGCGAGTATGTTAATGGGTCACCCCATTACCTGCCCGTCACTCCCATCCTGGAAGCTAGGTATGATTCAATCATAACTGCTGCTATGGAGGGGAAAATGGTAGAGGTTTTGTTCCAAGAATTTATGAAGGACGAGCTTGTGAAACGAGCCAAGGTTTTTGATAAACCTGCAACTCGTGGAATAGCGAACCCTCCTATAGATTTGTTGCTTGCTATACGTTCCGCTTTTCTCCCCTTCATTGCATTGTGTATGTATAACCGTTCTGAGATTGATTGTCAAGTTGGGATTAACCCCATGTCGGGTCTAGAGTGGACTGCTATTGTGAATAGGTTGCAGGGAAACTCTGATCTTGTGTTTGACGCTGACTACTCTGCCTTTGACTCCACAATCCATGGTGAGACCCTTGATGCATTCGCGCAACTGACTAATAAGGTTATGGGAGGCTCTTATGCCGAACAATTAGCCCGAAAAGTTTTAGTGCGATATACATATGATAGGGTCTCACAAGTCACAAATGTTCAAGTTAAAATTGACCAAGGTATGGCCTCTGGAATGCCAATAACTGCTGTTGGCAATTCTATTGTTAATATGTTTTATTTGAGGTATGCCTGGTTAAAGTTGGCTGAGACACACGCACCTGAACTCGCAACCCTCCGATTGTTTGATGAGAACGTCAAAGCCATTGTTTATGGTGATGACAACATGGTTACTGTTAAGCCGCTTTGTGCACAATGGTATAATCTGAGGACCATTGCGGCTTGTTTGTCTGAGTATGGAATTGTAATGACTGATGGAAAGAAGAATTCAGGCGATTTGGTCCAGCCTTTTGGTGAGTGGGACCAAATGAGGTTTTTGAAGAGGGCTTTTGTTCTGGACCCTCGAACTGGGATGTATCTGGCTCCTTTAGAAATGAAGACTATTTTGGATAGGATCAGATATGTCAAATCCAAGACATGGGTCGTGGATTTGGACATGAGGTGTCAGGCCTCATTGATGGATGCTGTGTTACATGGGAAGGAGGTTTTTACTGCCCTTCAATTCTTCGTCAATGATTGTTATAAGGAGCTTGACCTAGTTCCCTATACATTCGAGTATGAATTTGAGAGGGGTAGGTGGGAAAGCGCTGGGCGCTTGGCTGAGAATCAGATGTTACGCTACACTACCATGGACCAGAAAACATCAAAAATTGTCACATACCGTGCTCCACAAGATCGCCCACCCTCGTACAATGGTTCCTCCCATGTTTTGGTGTTGAATGGTCCTGATTACTCCGCAATCAAGGCGCAAAAGTTGAATGTCTGGTTAACTGACCTTTCTGAGAATAGTGGTGGCTCCGGGTCGTCGTCTACTTCGCAAGACGACCTGAAGGCTATTACTGAGATGAAGAAGTTAGTTGAAAAGACATATGTTGTTACAATGGACATGAAGTCGAAATATCTGGATACTTATCCGGGATGGAAAGTACACATGAAGCATACACTTGATCAAATCGCTGCCACTCACAAAGACAGTTCTGCAGTCTTGGAAGTTGTGAAATCAATGCAGAAGGCAGGAGGAGCCCATGCCTCAAGCTCATCTTCGGGAGCAACAAAGCCGAAGAGATCTGAGACCGAAGTTAAGACAATGGCTGACATAGAGTTGATGGAGTTACATAAGCGTCCTGATATTCCGGTCGATGACCAAATGATGTTGGATTATGTAGACTCTAAGTTTAATGGTGATAAGTTTACTGCTTTCTTTGGTTTGTCTATATATAATCAGTTTATTTGGTCTATAGATGTTTATGGTAAGAAATTATGTGGCCAGAGCACGCCATTTTCTGCCAAGGTTACAGGCAAAAACCTGTGGTTTTGGTGGGACATGGCGTCTGGGCATCGTCCTTGTTCTTGCATTACAGAATCTGTCTGTATTGTGAAGAAAGAGGCGAACTCCACGCTCATAAATATTACCGTCGAGAGTTTTCCCCCGTTAGGAGTCCATGCACTTGTAATTATAGGTTTGCATGATTAGATTCTCGTTTTGCTAGTGCTGCAACAGGCTTACCACATTTTGTGGATGGAGTGTTGCAGCATAGGTTTTTAGTTTTACCCTCTAAGGAGG